CTTCTAATATTTTGTTTGTCATAATAGGGGCAATTATGCGTAATTATTCTATTTAACTTCTTTCTTACTGTCTTGGGCAAATCGTGCAAATAATGCAATCCCGATAGCTACCAATAACTGACCGCCTGATTTATCCGTAAAAGCACCTGCATTATAAGCAGTAATTAAAGCATCTATTGCGATTGGTAAAGATGCTACTAATCCCGCTAAAGTTGTTTTCCAATTTTTCATATTTATTTATTTAAAGTTTATTATAAAATTCTTTTGTTTCAAAGTCAAAGTATGGATTTTCCATTTCAACTTTTCTAAGTTGTTCGACTGCTATTTCATTTTCTTGAATATTTTCAATATCCTGAGTAGCATATAATTCTTTACCCTCTTTATTTAAAATTGTGTATATCATAATTAATTTGTTATTTCAAAAGATGTTTGGGTTGCCGAATCTCCTGTACTTGATAACGTTGCGGTTGTAATTATATAATATGAATTAGCTACGTTATATGCTGTATTATCCATTGTACCACTTGTTGCTGTAATATCATTAGTCATGTTAGTAACTGTAAACCCTAATCCATATATATTTCCAGCGTAAATATTATAACTTCGTCTTATCTTAATATATACATTTGTAGACGTGGCCGTGTATCTTGCAATCTGAACCGCCCCTGTTAAAGTATTAGAAGTATTCACATATATTCTAATATTCAAAGCTCCTGCAGTACCACCCTTAACTACTGAAAATTCAGGAACTTTAAAATTACCAGTTGATGAAAAAGTATTGGCTGGCATTAAATAACTTTTTAATATAGTTTCTGATAAAGTCCCTGTTACAGTTGTTGATGGAATGTTATCTATTACAAAGCTTCTCGTTACATTAGCCAATGCATCAAAAACAGCATCTTCGCTTGGTGACTTATCAGTTACTCCGTTTGTTATTGTTTGGGTGATTTTTGCGTCTGTATAGCCTTTATCAACTAAAGTTCTTGCGTCATAGGTGCTTGAGTAATCAAATGCGTATTTTATTTTACCTAAACTTTCCCAATATGTATTTTTTGAAAAAAGAGCTAAAGAACCATTTGAATTTCCGTTTAATGCTTTGTCTGGCGATATAGCCATGAATTGAGAAGCCACTATATTAGAGGCTGATACATCAGAAGAACTTATAAAGCTTCCGGCGTTATTTATCCTAGATTTTAAAACTCCGCTACTGTTCACCCAAGCTTGAATGTCGTCAGTACCTAATCCTTTTACACCTAATTTTGCAAAATTAGACTCTGAAGATGTTGCCCCTAAAAGTGTGTTACCTGAATTATCTACATTAAAAATAACATTACCTGAATTATCTAAAATTGATTCAATATTAGTCCCTCCAGTAACAGTACCTTTTATTACAAATTTTGAATTATTAGGATTCAATGTTGATGTTCCTATATAAGCTTTGTCCGTTGCGTTTGTGGCAAAATAAGATGTTCCTGACGCACCTAATTTTCCAGTAGTAGTTATATTTCCAGTTCTTGAAATATGACCAACCTTAGTATTTCCTGCATCAGTAGTGGTGCCAGCTAAATAGAAATTAGAACTTGTTGCTGTTACTGACTTAGTTATGTAAGTTGTTGAATTATATACCCATGTACTTGCATCCGTACCTATATATAAATTAGCAACATCATTTTTTAATAAGTTGTCATTTGTAACAGGTGGATTTTCAGTATCAAAAATAGTCGCTGTTATTGGTGAAGTTGCGTTTACATAAACTATTTTAGAATAAGATGTTGGTAAAACTCCGTTTACATAAGCTGCACTATAATACTTTTCGGTGTCGGTAGTGTATATGTCTGATTTATTAGCTATATTTTCCTTACTTGCCCCAGAATCTACCTTATCTTTACGTATTTTTTTGCTTGTGCCTTGAGGGCTCTCTGTTGTATCTGATACATCGACTACATACAAAAAGTCATTGTCGGCAGGTGTAGTTAATTCTGTTAAATCTGTTAATTTTTTATTTGCCATTTTTTTTTAATTTAATAAGAAATTACTATCTTGTAATAAAAATCTATCTTCATTTTGGTATAAGAAATAGAAAGGTTCGTCCGTTCCTAAATCTATAAAGCCAGCGTCTTCTGGATTATCTATAAAATACGCACTACTTTCTTCTTGCCCTGTAAAATCAATTTTAATACCGTTTAAATCGCCTTTTCCAGAGCCAGTATTATAACTTACATTTCCCGCACTTAATCCGTTATATAATCCAAAAATACGGTATAATCCGTTCCTGTCTTTAAATAGCAATCTAAATTCCAAACTTGCTAATTCTTTCGTGTCTTTTGTACTTGAATTAGGAAAAGTTAAGGAAATACTTTGATTGTAAAACTTACCTCCCTCGTTTTGCTCCATTGTTTCCGATGGCGATGGATTTTGTACGCTATTAAATTCGTAAATGAAAGTCTCAGGAAAAGAAACTAAGTAATTACCATTTGTAACTATTTGACTTCTACTGTATTTTTTATACTTTAAAAGCCAAATCTGAGTTACCCCAGAAATAGCATCCTTACATTTTCGATTAAAACCGTTTACAATTTCCATCCTACATTCAAATTCATTCCCTTAATAGCATTAACCTCGTCCTGATAACATTTGTATTCCGTTAACGGGTTCTTACAAATCCATTTATTAAAACGATGTACATACATTTGAGCTAAACTTTTATATTTCCCTGCTAAAAATTGCACTTCTTGCTTATCAACTACTTCTATTTTATCGCCTGTATGCTTATATACCCCTCCGTTATCAACCATATAGGAGGCTATCTCTATATATTGTGCTACTGATTCATTTTTTACAATTGGCTTAATAAAATCAGTATATAATTCTAAATATAAACCGCTTAACGTATTGTCTGTTTTGTCAGCAATAATCTTATCATATAACTCGCTTCCAAGTAATGGCTCAATAGTTGTTAATTGCACATTAGCAATACAAAATAAAAACTTATCCGTATCTGTATTTCCACTCAATATAGTTGAGCTTGTCATTTCTTGCGGTGTAATAAAAAGTAATTCAGCCATTATTGAAATCTTTTATTAGTTGGTAAAAATCCATTATAAGGCATATCTTTTGGCTCGGTATAAACTAACTTATTATTAGCCTCAGGGATGAATTTATTTTCTTTTCTTGTTTGAGCAGGAGTCACCTCTTCGGCTAAAGGACTATTAACGTCTGGATTTTTACTTCTGTCTTTCTTTGCGTAAATTACTCTATACCATTTATGGTGACAATCTCCTCCTCCCTTATATAGCCAAATAGAATAAGTGTTCGCTCCCTCAGGACCCCATCCTGCATTTACCGACTTACTGCCCATTGCTATAATGTCTTCTTTTCGATATACCTTTGATGCACTTATCATTTTTTGGCAAAATTCTCTTTGTGGATTATTTGAGCCTTTATATTTATAACGTACTTTGTAAATGTCGCTATCTTGCGCACTTTTAGCGTTTGGGTTTGCAGTTCCTGTTGTAGCTAATTGCAAATCAATCTTATCTTCTTCTTCATAGTCAACTTCTCTTTCGTCTATTAAATCCCACTCGTTTAAATCTTCATCTTCGCCTAATCCTAAAAAATCATCTAAATCATTCTTTTTTTTTTCGTCGTGAGAATGCATAGCGATAGATTTTTGCTCTGTCAAAGGAACAAAATATAAGTCTAAATTGATGTTATAAAAACTTAAAACCTCTTCTAATGCTTCAGTAATATATCTTTGTTTAGGTTGTATAACTCGTTTCATTAATTGAGCCTCTGCCTCGTCTAATTCATTAGCGTTGTTTCCAAAACCGCCATCTGACATGATACCGAATAATTTAGGGCTTACTACTTTGTGCCCTGTCATTATTTGTTGTCTGCTTTCTCCTGTCAAATACTCCCATTGCTTGTGTTGAGCATCGTTAACAGGAAAAGGTATAATAGTAATTTCAGCATCTCTACCGTTAAAGCTAATTACAAAGTTCATAGCATTCGGAGAACCTGTTAATTTGCCTTTTATCTTTCGTTCTAATTCATCCTTTTGTTCAGGTGTCAAAGTACCACCATCTGGAATATTTATAATGTAACCAGCAGACAATCCTTTTTTAATTGAGTTTATATAAAAGTTAGCAAGCTCCTCCTCCATTTCGGCATAAGGTAACGCGCTTAAATAATCAGGGTCTGAAAAATAGTTTTTGCCTGCTTTGTATGGTTTAATACAATAAATCTCTATATCTTCTTTTGAAGTTCCAAAAGCAGGGTAATAAGTAGGCGTGTATTTTTGCGGGTTGCCCCAATCTTTAGAATGCCAGTACCCCTCAATTAATCCCTCCTCGTTTTCCAAACACGGCACAACTTGTTGTTTTGGAATATGATAAATAGCTCCCAAACTTTTTTTGTCTTTTGCCTTTATAACTTGAAAAGAAGCCTCGCCAAACAATTCAAAATCAGAAATAATTTTTCGTAATTCTTTAGAACTAAATACAGATACTAAATTAATCCAAGCACTTGTGTTTGTATTTTTAGAACGCAAACCATTACCGTAAATTAAATTACAGTAAGAGTCTATAATTGCGCTATTAGTTGGCGAACCGTTAAACCTATCAATAACGTATTGATAAAATGAATTTTGTTTGCCATTTAACACCCAATTTTTAGATTTATTTTCTTCTAATTTAGGTCGCACATAGTTGCTTAATTGTAGTAATCTTATATCGTTACTCATAAAAGTATAGTTCGTTTGTTGCTTTGAAATTTTGCGTATCTTGTGATGTCGCAAATATTTTATCTCTGTAAATTATCCCATTTGCATCGGTTATTTTTACCTGATATTTATCGTTTTCATTAAATGTAAAAGTAAAAGTAAGAGTCAATATACCATTTTGCGTTACATAAATAGGTGTTACTAACGTTTCTATTTGAGTCGCTTCATTATATAGATATAAATCTAAAACCCCATCGGTATAATAACGTGGTATAATTGCAATTAAATGCTCTGTATCGTTTGGATTTACTACTTTCATATATTTTAAAACAAAAAAAACCTCTTTTTGTTACGAAAGAGGCTTAATTAAAACTAAAAAAAATGAAAAAATACTAAATTAAAAAATACAGTTACGGCAACAAGGCTAAAAATGCTGTCACGGTTGTAGCGTCTAACTTAGGAGACAAAGAACCTGTAGTCGAAACGCCTGTAAGAGTGTATCCGTTTAAATCTCCTTTTGCTCCTCCAGTAGATTGAACTACCGTAAAGTCTATTCCGTCATCTGTTCCGATAGCGTGGAAAATTCCATTTCTATCTTTTACGACCGCCATAGGGAATCCATAAGCTAATAGGTTCATTTCTGCCGAAGTAACCGCATCGATTTTCTTTAAAACAACTGTAAGCGTTTGAGTGTTTAGTGATGTACCTGAATTTCTGTCAGACACTAAAGACTCAGCTACATTGTTTCCGTCTCCTTCAAGTTCATACTCAAAGACTGTTGTAAGGAGTGGATTAATCGCTGTTGCAACCCCTGCCGTAACTGTAAAAGGATTTTCTACAAAGTTAAAAAGATATAGTTTACCTAACCCCCCTAAACCTTGTTTACAAGCCTTATCACGTCCTGCTGTAATATCACATGGCATAATGTATATGTTTAAATTAAGGGCGATAACTAAACCGCCCTTGTTACTTATTTATTTTTAACTATGCGATAGGTCTTGCCCAAACAATCTCAGCACCGTTGTAATACCCAACACCTGCATTATAAACCATTGTACCGATAATTTTACCGTTAAGTAAAGTATCGTCTTGGTCAATCATTCTTACCTCGTTGTGGTCTGCAAGCAATCCAGTAGCGAAGATTAAGTTTTTAGGCTCGGCAATTACAATAGTTGAAGTTGGTAATCCGTTAATTTCTTCGATTGTATATTTACCAAATTTAGGTGCTGTGTTCGCGTCTCCACCCAATCCATTAGCTACTCCTTTAGAAGCAAGCCAAAATCCGTAAAACATATAAACATCAGGCGAAACTCCAATTTTCAAAGATTTTCTTCTGATATCTACAGGGATTGAACCTAAAGCAAGTTTTAATTGAGCCTCAACATTTGCCTCTGTAATAGCGTCTAAATCAACATCAATAACCGTTGCATCAGCTAAGAATTGTTTAAGGAAACCATCAAATTCGTCTGCATTTGTAGCGTCACCATTCCAGATGTTATCGTCTAATTCTTCGGCAGTCTGCCCTAATTTTTCAACTAAGATCGCGTCCATTATATCTTTTGGTGCGCTATCGTTATGAGCTGAAGCACCCATAGACTCCTCACTCCATTGCGCTCTGAAATCTTCTTTACAAACCTCGAAATCATCTTTAAATTTCTTAGGTTCTAAAACTTTTTCAGATAAAGTAATTGCACCAGCTGGAACGTGTCCGCAAGTGTATTCTCTTTTACCTCCTGTCATTGCGATTTTACGCAAGTTCAGTTTATAATTTACGTTAGGAAATACGGTAACAAATCCTTTTGAGATAGTGTCCGCTTCCTTAAATGCTTGTCCAACAATTTCGCCTGCCTCTTTACCTGCGTAGTTAGATGTTACTGTTACTGTAGTAGCCATATTTAGTTCTTGTTTTTATTTAATGTAAATGCGATTCTCTCTTGTTTTGTCATTTTTGAAAAGTCAATTTGAACAGGCGTACCATTAATTGGCTTGCTTGCTGGCTGTTTTGACAATTCAGTTAATTGACTTTGTAAATCTTCAATCTGTTTAGATTGTTCGCTGTATTTAATCAGAATTGATTTAATAGCACTTTCAATTTCACTTGCAATTTTAGCATCATTTGAAACCTTACCGTCTCCCTCGTTTGCTAAATCTTGCGCTGGTGCTGGCGCATTCGGTTCTGCTGATGGTTCTGCCAGTTTCATTTCCTTACAGATTCCCTCAACTTCTACAACGCAAATACTTCCATCTTCCATTGGATGCTCTCCAACGGGTACGGGTACTTTCGTGCCGTCGTCTGCGGCTACCCAAATAGCGTCACCTGCTTTCATTTCTTCGCCTTCATATTCAATCTTAACACTTCCATCTGCAAGCATCATCGAGCCAAGTTTTATTTCGGTTTTTGCAGGATTGAAAGCAAGTAAAATCTTTTCTAACAAAGAGTTTGTTTTTGCTTGTTCACTCATATTTATATTTGATTTTAAATTTACTTCTTCTAAACTAAGCATCGCATCAATTGAAAAACCTTGTACTTTGCCAGTCTTAACATAATCATTCCATACTTCTTCACTATCAACTTTCATAACAGCAACCCACGAACCTTTTGGATAACTAAAACCGAAGTTATTACTTTTGTCATTAGTTGGATTTTCAACTATCCAACTCTCTGTAAATGTAACGCCTTGTATTTTTTTGT